TTTCCTTCCAGAGACATATATATCCTCATTAGTAACCAATCTCCAAGGGGATAACATCTTGAGTTTCTCAAGACCCATTATCCTAGTAATCCTCCCACACATATAGGGAAAGTCATATAACCTGGTATTCCACCCAGTGACAACTTCAGGGGGGTTCTGAGACCAGTAGTGGAGGAATGAGTTGAGCATATCAACCTCCTCATCGAAGTAGTGATAGGTCACATTCTTCTGAGTTGGAGTATAGGGTTTCCTTCCCCAAGTATTAATCTCTTTAGTAGCATAATCTTGTATAGAGATAGTCAACATCTCTTCTGCACAAGATTCTGGATCTGGGAAACCATTCTCAGATTTCACCTCAATATCTATTGTTATTAAGTTGATCTTCTTGATATCAAACTTAATTTCATCTTCAGGATATTTGTCTGAAATATATTGAAAGACGTATCTATCATTCCCATAGATATCAAATCCCTCAACATTCTGATACTTTTTATAAAATTCTCTACAATCTCTCACCAACCCTGGTTTAATGGGTTCTACATTATCACCATCTAAAGTCTTCCACTTAGACTCCCTTTTGGATTTTACATAAAGAGTGGGAGAATACTCTTCTTTAAATCTTACACTCTTTCCATCCTCATATCCTCGGACAAGGAAGTTGTTTCCAACCATCTGGATATTTGTGTAAAAATTCATTCCTTCTCTAATAGTTCTTCATATTTCTTCTTCAGTTTACTATTAGGTTCCACAATAGTCAAGATTTTGTCAGAACTCAACATAAAAGAATTCTGATTAGTAAATCCTACAAGCCAAGGAGCTAAAGTTATTACACCATCTTGCAATGTAATCTTATCTTCCGACGTCTTTACCAGAAAAGGTTCAGTTAATTTACAGTCAGGTTCACCCAACTCCGACTGAACTTCCTCCACCTGACTCAGAATCTTCTGCCCGTTCAGTAGAACTAGCAGCCTCAGATTTTCGATCTTCATAATTCTTCAATCCTCTTTGATACATTTCCATCAATTCATCGATGGGATCTACAATACTAATAACCCAATCAATAACCACCGGGATCTTTTCATCCTTAGCTAAAGGCATCCACGGAGTAAGTCTAATCCTAAAAGGAATATCTCCTCCAACATCACCTTTGGGCTCTTGTCCGAAAAGTTGAACTACACAAGGTTGTTTAAAAAAATAACCAACTGTCTTCTCAATCCCCTCAGAATCCTTAATTACCATTTCCTGGATATCAGCTATAATATCTTCACCAGATTTTAATACCGCAACCTTTATAGTCATTTTACAATTAATCCTCGTAACATTATACCATACAAGAAGAGGGTCGTAAAGACCCCCGTCCGAAACCGGTTTCAGACTCTTGGGTGGACCCCGAGTCTGATTCATTATTTAGAGCCAATCCTTCCTAGCATGATGCTCAGGAATAATTTTTCCTAATTCAACAACAAGCAGTCCGTTTTCAAAATTGGCTGATTTAATCTCGACATCATCTGAGAGCGACCATGCTCTCTCGAAAGATCGTTGAGCCAATCCCTTATGGACGTAGTTCGCGTCATCTTTCTCATCCTTTTGTCCTGTGACAAAAAGTTTTCCATACTCGGTGTAGACATTTACCTCTTCCTTTGTAAATCCAGCTAGTGCAATTTCTAATCTAGATTCTACATTATTCACATGAACAAGATTATAAGGCGGATAATTAGAGGGCGTCTGTAGATCGAAGAACTTATTAAAATAATCGTCCAATCCAATACTGTTTCGCGAAATCCTTTCCATTAATTCTGGAAGGTCCGCAGATCGATAGCGGGTTAGGTTTCCCATGATTTTAGCTCCTTTAAAAGCGAGTTTGTTATGTGTGGACCCTTGCGGCGTCCATAACTAATTATACAAGATCGCTTAAAAAATGAAAGGGGGATAACCCTACTATTCTATTGTGTTTCCTCTACTTTTCCTTTTTTACCTATGTTATACTTTTGTTCTAAAGTCCAATCGCTCTTATCTTTATACGGAAGAACTTTAATTTGGTTTAATGGAGCAATATCTTGAATGAGCTCTTCATATACCACAGATATTAAACCCCAATCAGCAAGAAGACGAGTAATACGATTTCTTCTTTGGACATCATTCATTGTAAGATTTGCGTACTTACCGTCTAACGCAAATAATTCTTTAAAATGAACTATGTAATACTTTCCTTGCTTATGTAGAATATGACAAGACTGATAAAGTTTCCTTTCCTTACGAGATGCTACTCCAATCCGTGTAAGTGTTTCTCTGACTTTTAGAAAATCATCAGGTTCGTTTAGTTTTACCTCTATCATTTGATCTTGAGACCAACTGACCTGAGGTTCGACAGTGCGAGTAATCATTTTTTACCACCAATATCAAGTTTTTGTTTGATAAATTCAATTTGTTCATTAGATAAAATTTTCATTGCTTGAGCAGCATTCTCATTATTATATCCATAATAACGTTTTACATACTCTAAATCTGTCACTTTATCTTTTCGGATCCAGGGAGAAAATCTCTTCTTTTTCCTAATAGTATTTAGATAAAATGTATATTGCATATCTTTATCTAGAAAATGATACTTATTCATCTCATTCGCAAACATGATACAGTCCAGATATCCAGACAAACATCTATTAATAATATAAGGAGCATACTCTCTTATATCATCAGACAAATCTTCCTTATTAAAATTAATAGAATTTAACCAATCTTTTAGTTCTGTCATAATACATGATAGGGATCAATATCCGCAGCCAACTCATCTACATCTCTTCTCAGATTACTAAATCTCTCCTCTTTCGCCAATTCCTGTTCACCCTTAGTGGTATAATGTAACACAATTGGATTAAAAAACTCCTTATGTTTCTGTTCTTTATATCCCATCGTCACATCCTGAATAGCAAATAAACCTCCTATCACTTCAATACGACTCAAAATAACCCACACGGCATACTGATCAACTATCCTTGGATTTGGAATGGGCATCAAAATTTCACTCTTCTTAAAGAGTTCCATCAAATCCGTCAACTCATCCAATTTATCAATTATATACTTATGAAAATTATTATTCAATAATACTACACCAAGACAATACTTATATACTTCCGATCTGCCACCCAAATCAAAAATTGCCTCATCAACCTTATCTAACTGTTCTCTTATCTTCAGACCCCCACCTGTATTTGGATCAAACCTAAATCCAAACTCTTCTCTACCATATACATCTAGATGACAATAGGTATCAAACAAATACTGAACATCACAATAAAAAATAGTATCAGAATCCAGATACAAAATATTATAATTCTTTCCTTTAAAATGCTTAAGATTATACCATCTATGAATTGACCATGCACTCAGCATGTGATGATCAAATCCCTTAACAAATGGTCTTATTAATACGGAATACTTAGACTTAAAATGATTGGGAACAAGATTGGGCTTATCACAAAAAAGATAAACAGATATTTCATTATTAAACTCCCTCAATGAAGAGATACTATGAGTAAGACGTTTAAACTCATGTTCATTAATATGATCATGTTCACTCATCTTATAAGAATAAAAGACTATATTAGAAGCCTTTTGATTACTTCTCCACCGAAGTTTGTCTAGTTTTTCACGTTGATTCATAATCTAAATTTTCCAAATTAGCAAGGTAAAGCTTGGCATAACATTTAGCCATTAATTTAGCGTCTTCTCCTGTAAGACCATCCACCAATCTACATACTTTTTCATACTCAAAAGTTCTCTCTAATGTATTAAGCTCTATCCGAGCAAGAGGATCAGCCTCCATCTACCTGACATCCAACCATTGCTCCACTTGCAACACCTAATGGTATTACCCACCATCGCCCATCACCTCGCGAAATAGTAGCACCAATTCCACCACCCAAAAGACCACCTATCAAAGTACCTTCAACACATGAATTATCATCCACTTCCTCATATATGGTCACATGTCTACGATAAGAGGGACTCTCTGAATTATGTGAATATGAACCTGATCTAACAAATCCATATTTACCCACATATTGACCCTTTCTATTATACCCAAGTGATTTGCCTTCCCAATCATCCCTAGGTTGTAGTTTGGTTTCATCACACGAAACTTCAACAGTATCCTTCGATGAGTTCACATATCCTGGTCTATCTTCTGTTCCTGGTATATACTCGTCAATATACTCGGTCTTAAAGCAAGTACGCTCATGAGAATATCCAGATTGAAAATCATAGTTCTCTGCCAATGCCGCTGTGGGAGT